TTTTATTACAGTTTCGTTATTGTAAATTTCGCCCTGTATAATTCCTTTGCCAGTAACCATCTTCCCTCTTCACTTTCTGCTGGTGGATGAAAAAACTTTCTCAAACCACACACGACGCAATAAGTTTCTATGTGTTGAATACTGCTATATTGCCTATCAACAAAAGTTCTACCCTTGCATTTTGTGCAAGTAATCATTAAATTATCCTTTAGTTTGGAATTCCAACAATTATTAAATGTACTGCTAAAGACAGATCACCTGAAGCCCCAAATCTCACAATACCCTCAACTCTTGTTTCTGTAACACTTTTTAAAATAACATTTACATTTTGTCCCGCTGGAGTTTGGCCAATATTCACTGGTGTGGCTGAAACTATTGGGGGATACTTAAAATCTTTAAAGTCATAGGTAAATGTTCTTTCATTACCAGCAGAAACTGTTGAGTTATTAGCAACTTCAACATAACCACCAATTATTCTTGAATTAGAAGTTTTAATTTCTTGTTTTCCAGCACTTACGGTATCTATAACTGTTTTATTTGTAGTTGTAGATGCGACCTGCGTAGAAAGATCATTTACAGCATCAACTAAACTATATAAATATGTAACATCAAGGGGCTGCCCTCTTTCTGGTAGTGGTACTTTAGCCATCATTTCCTCCTATTAAAGTATATCATTAAACCGTGTGTGGACCATCTTCATAAACCAATAAAAAAGAAGAGTCTCTAGTAATTGGGGTTCCCTTTAAATATATTTCTGCTGAAAGTTTATTTGGTGCAGAGACTTGAACTATTCCATTTATTGTGTACGTATTAGGAATTGGAAAAGAAATGTTTCCGCCATCAATTCTTTGTTTGTATATCCAATCTCCTCCATCACTTCTATCCCATTTTAACCAAATATCAAATTCATGTGCTTTTCTAATTTCAGTTCCACTTTTTTGTATTGAAACAGAATCCCAAGCAAGAGTCGCTACTTGCCCAGATTTATTAAAAGATATATTACCAGCAACATACGTATAATTTGGTTGAATAATTAATGTTGGAGACCATTGAGATGTTCTATTTTTATCTTCAGAAACTATTCTATACTTTAAAACGTACCCTTCTTCATTTACGTTTACTGTAGGAAGGTTTGTTTGTTTTATTCTTATTTTTTTAATTCCTGCATCAGACATTACGTTACACCAACTGAAAATCTAAACTCAATATAATTGCTAGTGTTAGGACTTTTTACAATAGTTGATGCATCTGCATTCTGAATTACTGAATATCCAGTTAAACCATAAAGTGGGTTTACTGTAGCAATATTTTCTAATTTCATTGCGTCTAATGCTACATAATAATTATTAGATGGCACTCCTGCATCAATAACACAGGCATATATTTTTACAACTGTAACCGCATTCCATGTGAAGTTAGCGCTTGTATATAATTCTTGAAGTTGCTTTGTTACAACAAAATATCTTTCTGTAGAAAAATCATATGCCCCACCGCTACTATCATCAACAACCTCTGCTTCAAACCTAGCATATTCTGCAGTTTCTGTTTCTGTTGATGCAAACTCAACCATTACTCTTACGGTTTCTGGAGTTGTTGCAGATTCTCCATCTTTATTAATTAATGAAAATGCCAAGCGTAACTCATCTATTGGAGAATTTCTTGTAAAATCAATATTAGAACCAGTCAGATGTATATGGTTTGACCCAGGCTCTATTACAAAATGATCTTGTGCTGAACCGCTTTCTTCATTAATTGTAATCTCAGAATCATCACCTTGGATTAAAATAACGTTATTTAAAAATCTTGGCCTTTCATATCTTTCAATTCTTGGAGATTTAAAAAATATTGGATTATCTCCATTTGTTTGAAATACAGGATCTGCAATTGCAATAATATTATCAGACTCTGGTGCATCTAATGCAGTAGAAAATGTGTCAATTGCTACTGCTGCCTCCGCTGTATGATGTTGCCAGTTTTCAGTTTGCGTAAAAGCAAATACAGTTTTACTATCATAGGCGCCAGCAGAAGGATTTGATCCAGCAGAATAAATTCCAATTTCAGAAATTTCATATCTTTCTTCTGTTGGTAATTCTGCAGTTAAAACAATTTTATCTAACCCACCCTCATTTACAAAACCTCTTGAAGATATTGGAACACGAAACATTTCAAAATCTAAATTTTGTTTTGCTGAGTAGTTTCCAAGTGGGTCTCCAGTAGTTAGTGGTGTAGCCCCACAACCAATAGCAAGATAAGATGCATATGCTGGTGCTTGTCCAAGCAAATATTTTGCAATAATGGTTTTACCAGTATTAGTTATCATGAGGCTATTTCTCCAAGATCTGCTTCATATATTGTACCATCTGTGGTAATTTGTACCTCAATTTGTTCATCATTGTTTATATTAATAAACTCAATAATTAAATCTCCCGTGTTTTCTTCAATATAAACATTTTCTCCATTTGGTCCATTTCCTTCATTTGGGATCTTGTCTTCTAGTTTTATTGAAAATCCAGAAAAATATTTATCTGAAGTTTGCTGAAGGCTAAGGATGTTGTTTGGATTATATCTTTGTTGTATTGACGATAAATTTTTAATAGGCTGATAAGATATTTTTTGACCATTAACTATGTCAGACCTTGTTATATTAATCAATTCTTGCCCACCTATATTTTCAAATATTAAATCTGCCATTGTGTCTATTGGCGTTGCTTCGTCATCAAATAAAACAATGTCTGTGGTTGCAGTTTTAACTGGTGGTGGTGGAGGTGATACAACTGTTGCAGATATTGGCGATGGAGTAAGTGGTGTTGCTGCTAATATAAAATTATTTGATACAAGTGAAACTCCCCCTGCACCTTGCGATGAATAAAAAGGTTCATTAGATTTTTCTTCTGCTTTTCTAAAATCTCCTGGAGAGTACTTTGATGTCACTTCTGGCACATATCCAGTTTCTGTGCGAACTGTTCCTGCTGGAATTGGACCAACAAATAGTCCATTTGATGTTGATGGTTTATAGGGAGAAACTGTTGGTAGTTTAGCCTTTACAGGCTCAGTTGGAACAAAAGGACTATACTTTGAAGGACCAGTAAACTCTGGTTCTTTTTTAGATGTTTTTACAACTCTATCTTCTCTTGTATTGGCGTTTATATTTTTTGAATTACCTGAGTCTACAATTCTCATTTTATACCTCCGCCAAGTAAAGTGTCATTTCAGGACCACTTGTTCTTCTTGTATAGTCAATATTATATACTATAAACCTAGAGGTATCTTTTGTTACTAAATCTAAATTATTAGAATCTTTATAATTAACTGTAACAATGTCTCCAAGTTGGATAGTTGGAGTTGTAAAAATTTTTACTCCAATAGATTTTTTAGGTACCATTAATTTATCTATAAGCCATCCCATTAAATTTTCAGCATCATCGTGTGTTTGGATATAAGGTGTATCTAGAGTAAATTCATTATTACCATATATCATTCTGCTTAATTTTATATTATCAAATTTTTCTTTTTCAATAAGTGGAGAAATAATTTGAGAAGAACTGGTTAGTTGTGGATTAGAAAAATTACTACGCTTTTTAAAATATTCGTCAACTGTTAATTCATGAGTTGTATCTTGAGTAAATGTAATGCCTTGTATTCTTAAATAATTTCCACTAGTTTCATCAAGACTAATTGCTGTATCTGTAGCATTAAAAATTAAAAATTCGGCGCCATAAGAATCAGCATAAAATCCAGATGTGACGTATCCTTTGATTTTATTAAAAGTTGGAGAAAGTTGAGCATAAATAGCAGGATATGCACGATCATATTTAATATCAAAATAAGAGCATTCTCTCATAATTGAACCAAATTCTTCAAAATACATATTATATTTTGGTGGTTCTTGAGAACTAATTCCAGAAAGATATGTTGATTGTACAATTCCGCTCATTGCATATTTTCTAAAAGATTCGCTGGCGCTTATTTCTTTATTTCCAAATGCAGATGAAAGCGTTTCTCCAACAGTAAAAACACTATTTTGAGAATAATTTTCAGATAATGCATAAATATTTTCAAACATAACTCTAGAAGATCCACGGACAAAAGGAGCCATATTATTATAAATTGGAAGTGGGTCTGCATCATCTACAACTTGAACTAACTGATTATTTATATATAAAAAGAACCTTCTGATTTTTCCTATATCTTGATATTCTACAGCCAAGTCATAAACCGTTGGGTTTTCTTCACCCGTCATCCTGTATTGTCCCGTAAATCTGCCATCATCAACTATAATTTTTGATAATCCGCCCCAAAGTTTTACGGGTATTGCATCTGTATTTGAAGAATTCTTTTTAATTTTATAGAAAACAACATTATTAATTGAGATACTAGACTTATTATCTTTATCTAGTTTTAAATATGATTCTATGTTTTGTTCTGTTAAAGCAGCAATTTCAAAATAATACCCATTATTTGTTTGTGGATTAAGCAATACTGCTAAACCTCCAGAACCTCCACCAATGCTTACGTTTTGATCTGGCTTAACTCCAGCAACTTGGTAGTATGTTACGCTTCCTGTTGGAGTTTGACTACGATTTTCATTGTTTTCAATTTTACCAATAATTCTTATTCTAGTTCCAAAATGTTTATAAGCATTATTTAATTCTTTATAAACATATGAAACTAGATCAATTGGTTTTTCTGTTGTTGTAAATGATGGCC